TGGGCTCGGGCTCGCTTCAAGGCGAGTTTGTGCCCGGTATGATAGCTACCCCGATTTTCAGGGAATATCATGTTTGGTTTAAGACCGGAGATCCTCAACTCTTCTCGTATATATCTACCTTTCTTTTATTTCTAAAGAAGGTGGACTACCACGATGAGTCATTTCACTCAACAGCATTTCGCTCTTGGATGAAAAATGAGGATAAATTGGCTTGTCTGAAGTTGCCCGACTTGGGTAACCTTAGAACGATTATGCACTTCTTGATGGACGGTTTCGTCTTCAAAAATCCCTATGGGAAATTTGGACCCGGTGCTGTTTCTGAAAGATATCGCGGTGTTAGAGGAAAGAGTTCCTCCTTTTCCCTTGATCCGAAGTTGAGACGTATGGTGTCGGCGTTAGATACTCATATCAAAACTGAGTATTTGCCGTCTGCTAGTTTCACAGAGATACGTCCTGTAGATCGACTTAGGTTCGTCCCAAAGAATCTTAAGACGAGTCGTTCTATGTGTATCCAGCCAAATGCTGTTATGTTTTCACAGCAATTACTTCTGCGCGATTTCGAAGAACATCTCGAGAAGCGCTGGAGTCAATTTATCGACCTCAGTGACCAGTCCAGAAATATGGATATGGCTCTATGGGGTTCGGTTCATGGCTCAATGGATACACTCGATCTTAGTGCCGCATCTGACTTAGTACATGTCGACCTGGTCAGGTCGATTTTCCCTCGTCAGGTGTGGCGGTTTCTTCTCCTAACGCGGTCTAGCCAGGTTGAATTGCCTGACGGATCCGTACATCAGTTGAAGAAATTCGCACCGATGGGTTCTGCATTGTGCTTCCCCGTACAGTGCTTAATCTTTTTTGGTGTGATTCTACAGGCTTGCATTCTCTATAGAAGAGAAAAAGCTAACAAGCCAGATGGGGTAATAACCGTCAGGGATATCGTCGACTGTCTGAAGAGTTTCCAGACAGACCAGACGAGCCCCTCGATGGGAGCCATGCTCCACTCTCCGGCTATTTACGGTGATGACCTAATCGTTGACTCAAAAGTCACCGATCGGGTGGTCGGTACGTTAGAAGCCCTTGGGTTTGAGGTTAACAACCAAAAATCCTTTAAAGGCCCGTGTGCTTTCCGTGAATCATGCGGTATTTACGCATGGAACGGTCACGACGTAACGCCTATGCTGTTCAGACCTCGTGCTGAATGGCGTGGGAACACTGCCAGTCAATACATGGCTCTTGTTGATAATATCAACAAGGCTCTAGATTCAGGCCTTATGAATCTTCGTAGACATCTAATCGATGTTGCGAGGAGACAGAGGAAGGAGTTGTACTACACCGACGACCAGAATGATTCAACTGGCGTCTTAGTGTGGGGCATTCCTTATAATGCGCATCTGAGACATAGAATGTCGAAGACGTTGCACCGTCTTGAGTTTAGGAGACCAACTCTCGTGGTTGACAGGGACAAGTATGTTCCGTCTGAAGAGATGGATATGTACCTGTATAACAGGTGGTGTGACTCCGCACGTGTAAGAAGCGAGGAAAAACCGCAGAGTCTGCGGGCTGCTTCGAAGCGTGACTTGCGTGGGACAAGGCTCACTTGGGGATGGACTCCCAGGTGAGATCTCGCTGTGTTGG